AACTTCTCAATGTCAAATGAAGTTGCAGTTGTTAGAATTCAAGTTGAATATGGATATGATACAACAGGTTAATAGATGAATTACACAATTAATGAAACATTCGAATTAAGTGGTTATACTGCAGTTATCAAAACAGACCAGAATCTTTCTGGTTTGCTTTCTGATAAATTTGGTATAACAATTCGTGATACATTATCTAATGTGATTACAGATGAAATCAATCGTCATAATATCAGTGAATATGGAGTAAGTGATACTACTTCATTAAATACTGATGAATGGGCTCCAAGATCTTGTATTAAAAATGGTGGTGTATATGTGAATATCAATGGTGATACAATCACATATAAACAAACTATTCCTTGTGTAAGAAATTCAGATAGTGAAAATATTGGTCGTAATTCATCTGAAATTACAATAAAATTCTTTGATGAAAATCCTGATATAGAATTCTATAGTAAGACTCTTCCATTCTTTCAAAGAAGTTTACCAGAAAAAGTAAATGATACTCCAGATCCTATTCTAGAACCTACATCAGCTAGACCAGATTATGACTTCGATTATCGTCATGATGAATATGCACAAGAATTATCTACTATGGCCAAAATATCAAAGAATTTCAATTATAATTCTGTTGGTAATTTGTATGTAAACAATGATAATGGTCATATCAAGAAATATAATAAGAATGAAGTTATTGAAGCAGTACCTAATTTAACACCAAAATATAAGACTGGTGTTTCTGCTTATTATTCAACTACAACTCAGACTGGTATTCTTGAACCTAATATCGGTGGAATCGATTCATATATTTGGAATGAAAAGACAGATGAAAAATCTGAAATTCCTTATTATGATTTGTTAACAGAACAAACTGATACAATCGAATTCTTTGATTGTACTGCTAACTTAATCTATACTTCTTTAAATCAATATATCGATGATTCTAAATTTGGTATGGGTTATAGAGAAAATGTTGTAGGTCTAAAACTTGGATTTATTAACCATGGAATTGCAGAAGTTATTTTCCAAAGAGTTATAATTACTTCAACACCAGATGAAGATGACCCTACAGTAATTCATTTTACTATTACAAATCCACATGATTCTACACATCCATGTTATTTGAAACCTATGGCTTATGTTGCTAAGTTTGCAAATAAAGCAGTTCAAGAAGATAGTAGTGAATTACGAGTCATTACTCCTTCTAACATTGTAGATAAATCAGAAGTAGATGGTACTATCACATTTGATATTACTGATATTGACCCTACTTGTCCATGGACTTATGTAATTGATGCATGGATTGATGCATCTATTGAAAATTATAATTCAAATGTTGTAAAAAATAAGACTATTGCAAGAGAAGGTCCTAAACAAAATCCTGAATCAATGAATGCAGGATTTAAACCTATTACAATCTCTTATAAGATTATTAAGCAAACACAAGGTACTAATCAAAGTATTTCACCATCAAGATGGGATGATATTCAAAATAGTTATAATACATTTAAGGGAATTTCTGGAAATGATATTACAGATCAAATTCCAATGCCAACATTGGATGAAGATGAATATGCTATTATAAAATTTAAGGTTCATAACCCAAACTGGAATAATTCTAAGTTCGTTAGTAATGAATCAAAATATGTTGTAAATGTAAGTGAAATTTTAAATAAGCTAAATATTGCATCTGCAACTCTATACATTGATGAAACAAACCCAACACATAGATTGATACCAGTAGGTTCAACAGGTGAATATGACCATGATGATCCAACTGTACAATATACATTCTATGTTTATAATGTAAAATTAAATCATGAAATACAAACTGCAATGACTTCTAAATTTACAATAAATGTAGAAGTTAAGAGTACATATTCAGAAGAATTTAAATGTGCTTGGTCTAGTCCTTCTTCTCCAACTACTGTTGAAATGGTATGTAATGTTCCAACTGTTATATTGCCAGTTGTAATTTATACATGTGGAGAAGGTGATACTTCTAAATGTTATAAGTATCAAGGTAAAAATAAATCAGACCGTAGTACATGGGTTGAATGCACAACATCACATGAATTAAATGAAATCTATGATGCTAATAAAGTATTAGATACACAAGAATCTGAATACGGTTGGCAGGATTTTAAATTACTTGATACTAATGCAGAATCAGTAAGACGTGCAGATCATAGTTTTGAATTAAATATAGAAAGTGACGGTTCACAGAAAATTCAGAGAATGTTTATGATAAGTAATGGTACAATTTCAATCATTGAAAGACAAACTGATATTTCTAAGTTTATTTTATATGATGCAATTGATACAAGTAGATATTTCTCTGATGGTATAATTAAATTCTCAATTTGTGATATAGTTCCACAAGTGGTATCTACAACATGTGATGCATATAGTTTAAATACAGTTTACAATCCAACATCAGTGCATTGGACTTCAAAGAAATTTATTCCAGATGATTGGGATTTCTTTAAAGATTTTACTGTATTCACTCAGTCTAAATTGAGTCTATTAGGTGCATACGTTGGTGTTAAGTCATTATATTGTACTGCTCTTGAAGCAACTAACAATTCATTCATCGATAATGCATGGGTAAATCCAGAAACAGGAGAATCATCACGTATCTATATAGATGGTGATGGTCCTGATGTATTTGATGGACAATATAAAATTAAGTTAATGACAAATACTAATCAAAATCCATCTAACTCATTCAGAGATTTTATGGGTGACAAATATGGTAATGGTATTGGTGATGCTCAGTATAAAATTGCAGGTGACTATATTACTGGTCAAGCTGGTACTAATATACATTATTCAAAAAATGCTCATGCTTCATTTGCTATAGCATCAGAAAATTATACAGAAGAAACATATCCTTACAATACTACAGTTGTTGCTCAGAATACAAATATGATTCATGCTGATATAGAACCTAATTCAGGTGAGAAAAATATATCTGAGGCAATTCCAGTAATTAATAAAAAACCAGGTAGTTTGCCAACATTAGATGTTAATTATGACAATCCAACTACATTACCAACAATTACAAGTAATTATACATTTGATGCAAATGGTGGTACTCAAGTATTCGACAAATTGGAAACTACAAACGGTACTAATGATGGATTGACAATTACATTTAAACCTGGTGAATATGTATTCGACCATATTACAGTAGCAAATGATATTCGTATCAATATTGACTGTGATGGAAGTAAAGGTGAATATGTAAGATTAATAGTTAAGAATAAAGCAACATTTGGTGCAAGATTAGCTATCTTGAATGTTAATGATAGTTTCATGACATTTATGATTTATTCTGAATACGAATCAAGTGGTGATGACGATAATGCTATCTACTTTGAAGCAGGTAGAGATCCAAACATTGATGATAAATTTAATTATGGTGTTCTTGTAGCTCCTTATGGAAAGGTTCACTTTGCAAATGGTGATAACTTCTGGAGTGGTGCTATTTGGGCAAAGAGTCTATCACTTTCAAACGGTGTAGCATTTATCGGTAGAGGAGACTTCGCATAATGGCAGGTATAACAACTGAGATTAATAATTTTAATAAGAACAAATGGATATGTAGATTTTCTAACATGGTCGACTTTACTGACCTTGAATTAGATACTACTGTCCTTGATAACTATATTCGAACAGTCAATATTCCTGATTTATCAGTAAACATGTTGACTTCAGAATTCCAACATGAAAGACAATTGCATCCAGATCCACGTGGTGCTCGTGATTTACAGACCATCAATATGGAATTTAAGATGGATGAAGAAGGTAAAAACTTCTATTATTTCTGGTGTTGGCTAATGAGCATGAGAGCAGGTAAACCTATCGGTAAAAAAACAGCTCTTGGTGAAAAGCTGTTGAGATTGGACTGTATCGATGCTATAGAAGTTTGTCTATTAAATAACGACAAAGTAATGGTTTCAAAGATGAAATTCTGGCACTGTATACCTACTAACTTGTCAGCATTGAGTCTAGAAACTGGTCAGGCACAAGAAGCTACATTCATAGTCACATTCGATTATGAAAACATGACGCTTCAACCTGTCACTACAGAAGAATAAAAAAAGAGAGACTTTCGTCTCTCTTTTTCTTTAACATATATTGAATTATCTATGATGACATTTTATTTATAATGCGAAGATTTGCGCAGCCTTCTGGATTTTAGCTTCCTTAACGGCAAGCGTATCATTAGTGCCATAAATCTTCAAGCAGAATGCAAGCCACTTTTCAAAAGCAGTAGAATTCATTGCATCGAACTGAGTGTCCTTCACATCATGCACCTGGATGCCATGACGGAGGAATGCCTTAAGGCGGCGATAGAATTTGTCAGTATCACAAATAGCCTTCAACTGATTCTTAGCAGCGCGAACAGGGTCCTTCTTTGTGACGCATGTGTCAGCTCTGAGCTCATCCTTGGGGTCAGGCGTATGATTGTCGTATCGCTTAGCAAAATCGACCAGGAAGCGCTTCTGGGCTTCATCCATGACGTCTTCATCGTTAATATCAAGACGTTCATTACGACCAGATGCATCCTGCACCCAAGCAAACTTCTTACCAATTCCAGAAATTTCAAAGGCCTTCAAATAAGCAGGGAACTTTTCCCACTTAGTGCCGAAAATATCATCATTACCGGCTTGATACCAAATCTGGCGAATTAGATCTGCAGCGCAAACTACGCCTTTTTCCTTCAAGAATTTTGCAAAGTCTTCCTCTGTAAAGCGTTCGCCATCGAACAGAGTTTCCATTTTTCGATTAAGTTCATTAAAAGTCATTTTTATTCTCCTAAGGCTTCATCAATAGCCAGTGAAAGTTTAAGTCTAATTGGAAGTACATATTTATAATTGCATTCATTGCAACATTGTCCATTATCAATTACAGGCGCTGCATTATGTGCTTCCTTTTCTGGGAATTTATTTCCACAGAAACAACAAGTAAAAAGTACAAAATTTTTCATAATTATTTCCTATTTTTAGCCCATGGCTTCCAATATCTCATAAATTCTTCTGTAGTCCAATATGAATATCCATCCATAGGTGAATTCCATATATTTCCAATATAAGTTAATTCTGGTTTTTCAGGGAATTCGAAATTTTCATCACATTCTTCATCAGCAAAATC